CCTGGTGGAATTGAATTGAATGGAAGACAAATATATGATGATGCTCAGAGAGATTTAGATGATATTAAACAAAGAATGTCATCGGAATATGAATTACCACCTTTAGATTTTATTGGATAATCATGGCATTAAATCCCTTCTTTCTACAAGGTTCTTCCAATGAACAGTATTTGATTCAAGATTTAATTAATGAACAATTGAAAATTTATGGGATAGATGTTTATTATCTTCCCAGAAAGTTTATGAGAACTGATAATATTTTAAATGAAGTAGAAACCTCAAAATTTGATGATAATTTTATATTAGAAGCATATTTAGAAAATTATGAAGGATATGCTCCCGGTAGTGATTTGATGACTAAATTTGGATTGAGATTAAAAAATGAAATTAATTTAATTATATCAAGAGAAAGATTTGAAGAATTTATAGTGCCGTTAATGGCAGGAAGACAAGAAGCAATTGATGAAGGAAATATAACTGATTATGATATGGAATTAATTTCTAGACCAAAAGAAGGAGATTTAATTTATTTTCCTTTGGGAGAAAGGTTATTTGAAATAAAGAGAGTAGAATTTGAAAAACCTTTTTATCAATTAGGAAAAAATTATGTTTATGAACTGCAATGTGAACTTTATGAATATGAAAATGAAGATATTGATACTTCAATCGAAGAAATTGACACAACTGTTGAGGATGAGGGTTATATCACATCTTTAATCTTAGGTGCATCTCAACAAACTACTGCTACAGCAAATTCAACAATTGATGATGGTGTTGTGAGTCAAATTGTATTAGTTGATGATGGATCTTCATATTCATCAATACCAACTATTGGAATTTCATCTTCACCAACAGGAAATAGTGAAGATAATGCAACTGCTGTTGCAATTACAACATCTGTTGGTGATGTAAAATCTATAAAATCTATAAGACTTACTTTCGGTGGTCGTGGATATAATACTTCGAATCCACCATTAGTTACCATTACTGGAGGCGGAGGAACTGGAGCAGCAGCAACTTCTATAGTTTCTAATGGTGCAGTAAATAAATTTACAATGGCAAATAATGGTGCAGAATATTATTCTGAACCAACTGTTACTGTTACTGGTCCATCAGTGGGACAAACTGCAACTGCAAAAGCAACATTCAATTCATCCACAGGAAAAGTTACAGGAATTCAAATAGTAAATGCCGGATTCGGATATACTCAAGCACCAACTGTGCAAATTTCTGCTGCATCCACAATAAGTATTGGTGGAACATATATTTATAATGAAACTGTTACCGGTTCTCTCTCTGGAACAACTGCAGAAGTTAGACATTACAATCTTCGCACAGATTTAGATATTAATAATCCACCTGGTGATCTTAGAGTTGCTATCAATAGCGGGCAATTCTCTCCCGGAGAAATTATTGTTGGATCAGCATCTTCCGCAAGATATATACTTAAATCATATGATAATGATAGTTATGAAGAATCATACGATAAAAATGAGGAATTTGAAACAGAAGCAGATTCTATTTTAGATTTTACTGAAGTCAATCCGTTTGGAGAATTTTAATGTTAGGAACTTATTTTTATCACGAAATTATACGCAAGACTATTGTCAGTTTTGGAACTTTATTTAATGATGTTTATATCAAACATTTAAATAAAGATGGAACCGTTGCGGATGAAACTAAAGTCGGATTATCGTATGGTCCAACTCAAAAGTTTTTAGCAAAAATTCAACAACAGGCAGAATTATCTAGATCAGTTGCCATAACACTTCCGAGAATGTCATTTGAAATGACTGGACTGCAATATGATCCCACCAGAAAAACTGGAGTAACTCAAACTTTTAGAACAACTGATACTAATGGTAATGCAAAAAAGGTATACATGCCTGTTCCCTATAATATTGGATTTGAATTAAGCATATACACCAAATTGAATGATGATGCCTTACAAATAGTCGAACAAATTTTACCGTTTTTTCAACCTTCTTTCAATTTAACGGTCGATTTAATTAGTTCTATTGGAGAAAAAAAAGATATTCCCATCGTTCTAGATAGTATTAATATGCAAGATGACTATGAGGGAGATTTTAGTACTCGTAGAGCATTAATTTATACATTAAGATTTACAGCTAAAACGTATATGTTCGGTCCTATTGCAGAAAGCACGGAAGGTCTAATCAAAAAAGTTCAGGTTGATCTTTATTCTAGCACTGATACTAAGTCTGCAACAAGAGAAATGAGATATACTGTTACACCAGACCCAATTACTGCAGAACCTGGAGATGATTTTGGATTTAATGAAAGTTGGGAAATGTTCTCAGATTCTAAAAATTATAGTCCCACTAAAGGAGAGGATGTTTAATCATTATGGATAATAATTATGATTCTATCGATGAAGCTCTGAATATTGAGAGTGATATTGTGGAAACAAAACCTATCAAAAAACCAGAAGTTATAAAGTCTAAAGATGATGATATAGAAAAGGATTATACTTATAGTCGTGCCAACCTCTATTCCCTCATAGAAAAGGGACAGGAGGCAATTAATGGTATTATGGAGGTAGCAGGTGAAGGAGGTAGTCCAAGGGCATATGAGGTCGCAGGGCAGTTAATTAAGAGTGTTGCAGATACAACCGATAAACTTATTGATCTACAGAAGAAACTTAAAGATGTTGAAGATGAAGCAAAGAAGACTACTAATAATGT